AAGGGAATTCCTTGGCAAAGCTCTGTTACATCTACTTGTGATCTGGTCGGAGGACCCGTAGGGTCCTCAACCTTGCAGCCTCCGGCTGCTGAGGGGTTTATGGAGCATAGCGGAGTAAACCCCACAGAAGTTAGAATAATTGAGAATCATATTTTATTCTTGAAATATATATGACAATTAAGATATGTAACAATTATAATCAAAAACACATTAGTATATTTAAAGGAAAACTGTTTACTGAAAATCATAAAAAAAAAAGACCGACAGTAATTGTCTTCGATCTGGATGAGACATTAGGTTCATATACTGATTTAAATATAATTTGGGAATATTTTAAATATAATATTTCGTTTAATACCCTTCTTGATCTCTTTCCTGAGTTTTCAAGATGTGGGATTTTTTCTATATTGGATTTCACATATCAAAGGAAATTAAAGGGGCAATGCGATAAACTGTTTATTTATACCAATAATAAATGTTCCTATGAGTTTGTTGAATTAATTTCCAAATATTTTTCATATAAATTGGGAATTAAAGATGGAGAACTTTTTGACCAAATAATTCGTTCGTTTAAAGTTAATGGTAAAATAATAGAAGTTTTAAGAACAACACAAAATAAAACCCACGACGATTTTATAAGATGTACCCTCATTCCATCTAAAACACAAATTTGTTTTATTGATAATTCTTACTTTAATGAAATGGAGAACAAGCGAGTTTATTATATCCAGCCTATGTCCTATCATCACGGAATTTTTAAAGAAGAAATTATTAAACGTCTTACTTATTTCGTTAAAACCCCAATTTTAGATAAACTTTATGATAGTCTTTATGCTTTTCCGCAGGACATATTTGAAAAAAATAAGGAATACTTTGAAACGAAGAAAAAAATGCATAAAATGGTTGCGCAGAAAATTATGTATCATATTAAAGATTTTTTTTACTTAACTCGACCAAGAAGAAAAACAAAAAAATTGTTTTATCTTTCTTCCAGATATACTCAAAAAGTTCGGTCATCAAACAGTGCTCGTAACATATCCGTATGCCATTAAAATAAGTTGTTCTTGGATTGTCATTTTTTGAAAAATACAAACATCATCGAATTTTATTTGAATAAATTTATTTATCGGGTTCTTAACTAGTACGTGGGTTCCATTATCTAAAAATTTTATATTTACAACAATTCCACCACCTATCAATCGATTATTAGATAATCTTATCCATTTAATTTGTTTCCCTTTATGCAGCTCGTGAATATCATTTACTAAACGATATTCACTTAATAATTGACAATACCGTTTTTTATCTTCGACATAAATATCTAGTTCGTTTATTTTGTTATAAATCTCTTTGGTGACTGTTTCAATCGTTTTGTTCTCTAAATAATCGTTTTTATCGTTCTCTAGTGAATCTAATAGTTTGTTAATATCTAGAGTAGAAAGCAATGTGGGATCATTCAGTGCATTTTCAAATAATGTATTTATATCTAGGTTCTCCATTACTAATAAAATATTATCATATGATTATATTATTTTACAATATTGATTTTACACTTTCTATACGTTTGGAATATTCGGGGAAAAATTTCCTGATTACCTCTATAACTCCCATATTCAACAACAAGAACAAGGAACTACTAAAAATGATGTGTGAATCGTTCTCTCTTAATCTGTTTTTCTCACGTAATGGATTAAAACGCAATATTAGGATAACACATACAAGTGTATGAATAAAAATATTAAATTTATTTAACACTGCTATATCCAGCACTACTATTCCAAAAATAACGGAAAAATACATTATATGAAACCAAAATAATATTTGTAAATAATAATGACCAAAATAATCATAAAATATATCTATCTTATTACTTATTAATTCGACTAGTTTCACCATTTATTTATACAATTCATAGATAAATTAAAGTCATTGTTTATTATGAAGTATGAAAGAAGGAGATATTTTAGCCCGACGCTACCAGGTTCTCTCTAAACTTGGACAGGGTAAATTCGGCACGGTGTTTCTGGGCTTTAATATTTCTACCAAACAAAATATAGCAATTAAAACCGAATCTAGGTTCTCCCCAATCCGTTTATTAAAGAATGAAACAACAGTTTTAAAATATCTTTATGATCAAGGGTGTCGATGTTGTCCTATTGTTTATTGGTACGGGATCCATTTGGATACCAGTTGTATTGTTTTTTCTTATTATACTGTTTCTCTTTATGATTATCTTCATATTAAACCTTTGGTCAGAGAGCGAAGCTCTCAACAACTAACTACAGAGAACACCGCAGGTGTTCGACGGAGTTTGGATAATGAAAAAAAAAAATACATAATGAGAACCTGCATCGAAATATTAGACTCTATTCATAAGCATTTTGTGATTCATCGTGATATTAAACCACATAATTTTATGATACGGGATGGAGAACTTTTTTTGATTGATTTTGGATTAGCTACTTTTTACATTGGCCCAGATGGCGACCACATTGAAGATGTGATTACCGAGAACTTGGTAGGTACCCCAAAATACATTAGTTATAATGTTCATTGTGGACATAATGCAAGTCGGCGTGATGATATGCTGTCATTAGGATATATGTTTTTATGGTTAGAAGATGATCCGACCTTTTTTACGAAACCACCTGAAGGTTTAGAAAATAAAGATAATTTTCCGATTACTCATATATTACATCCTTCCAACGTTTATTTGAAGGATAAAAAATCCTGGTATTTGTTAGAGAACCTTTGCACTAAATATGATAGTATTTATCGATATTTAGAACATTGTTACCGTCTTTCTTACGAGGGTTCTCCTTTATATGGTGAATTACAAAAATTATTCGTAGATAAAATAGAAAAATAAAAACAATATAAAAGCTTGGCGATCTATAACGTATATCGGTAATAGAATGAGTACTACTGATGATGTACAATCTGAGCGCCTTTTGGGTCAAGTTAAATGGTTTAATAACAAGGCAGGTTACGGCTTCATCACCGTAAATGATGGGGAGCATTCTGGTAAGGATATTTTTATCCATTATTCTACCATTCGTACCATCAATTCTCAATATAAATACCTTGTTCAAGGTGAATATGTTGAGTTTCATTTGGTCAAGTCTACTGCAGAAAACCACGAATATCAAGCCATTGATATTTCTGGTATCAAAGGCGGTCCTCTTATGTGTGAGACCCGCCGTATGAATCGTGCAGTAGAAGGTGGTGTAGAACGAACCGAACCGGTTCCTCGTCCTATCCGACGTTACCGAACTGCTGACGAATCTGATAAACCTGTTCGTTCTCAACCTGAAGACGGTTACCAAGTGGTTCGCAAGCGTCGTGCTGCCCCACGTGCTCCCAAGAAGGTGAATCCTGTAGAATAACGCATCCACTTTCGCTCCCGGCGTTATCCCGGTCTCCTCCCGAGCAAGCTCGTACGTCGACTGGTCTAATCGCATAAAAAAATAAAAAATGTAAAAACCTATACTTATTATTAACCCTATTCTAGCAAAGTTTTTTGCTAAGATAAGTATTTTACCCATTATCCACAAAAATTAAAAAAGGGATGGTTTTTACAAGAACTTTGCGGTTCTTGTAAAATATATAACGATATAGTAGTCAGTAATGAATTTTGTAAGCGAAAAAGAATTTGTAGAACATTTCGATAAACCTAGAAAATCGAAAACCTTTACGGAATTTATGAAAACAGCCAAGGTGAAAACCAGCAAACATTTGATTCCTCTCCAAGAATATATCAAGAATAAAGATGTTAATAAAGAGAACCTAAAATTGTTGTTTGAGAATATCCAGGATCGTGAGGCTTATTTAAAGCGTTTTTATCATCTTTCTTTGCGTGTAGAACCGACCAGGTTCTCTATGTCTTCTTTGAAACCTATGAAAAATAAACATATGAATAATAATGCTGAGACTACCTACAAAAATATCATACGAAACTTACACTGGGCCGATATCCTTAAAAATACTAAATCGGGTATTGACAATGTTCCCACTTATATGGATGTTCTCGAAGACCTTTATTTAAACGATATTATTGATTATAAAATAGTTACGCCAAGTTCTCTTCATTATATGAAAGAAGGTAGATTAGGCAGTGTGTTTTCCTCTTATTATTTCCGCGCCAGCATTATGAACCCCTATTTGGTATATTCATTGAATCAATCGGTTCTCAAAGGAACCAAGATTTTCACACCGACATTGGGTTGGACTTCTTATTTGTACGGTTTTTTGGAAAGCGGTAATGATGTAATAGAATACGTCGGCACCGATGTGATCCCTGGTGTTTGCGCTAAGACGGCAAAATTTGCCAAAACATATTATAAGAATAAATCTGTGGATATTTATTGTGAACCATCGGAGAACCTGCTATCTAACAAAACATTTATGCGTAAATACCAAGAGCATTTTGATGTAGTTTTCTTTAGTCCTCCTTATTATGAATTAGAAAAATACCCGGGAAAAGATCAAAGCATTGTGAAGTATAAAACCTACGAAGAATGGTTGGAAAAATACTGGGAAGCCACGATCAGATTGTGTCATCAGGTTCTCCAAAAAGGGGGTAGATTGTGTTATATATTGTCGGGATATGGTCAGGGGGCTTCGCCCCCAAAAGAAAATACTAAAGATCAGTATGATTTATTAACGGATATGAACAAAATAACTCGGCAATATTTTAAATTACTGAGTGTGCAGCCGATGTATAATAAAGATGTTCACGTTACTGAACATAAAGAAACTAATGAGAAAATTATGGTATTTGTTAAGGGAACCTAATGTTCCCTTATGATCCCTCCTCTAACTAGTGTAATAAATGGAGCTAGTTAGAGAGAAACCGTATGTAATTACAATATTACAAAATGTAATTACAAATTTACAAATCTAATTACAATATAAGACAACAGTAACTAGATGCATTTGAAATACATTTTGATTGCTGTTTCTGTAGCATTTTTATGGGGCGTAGCACCTATCCTATTAAAACGTCTGGTAGCCAAGTTTGATAAAATAACTATATTGGTTCTCGACGGCTTGTTATATTTTGCATTTTTATTATTGATATGGTACAAATATCAAGACAAAATCGCGAAGGATTTGCCAAAAATCGATGCATACGACGTATTACTAATGTTTTTTACTGCTGTAATTACCGGTTTGTTTGGTAATTTGATTTATATGTTGTTACTAGAAGGACACGACAGTTATATCATTACTGCACTCGTATCCATATCCCCCTTTTTTACATTGATATTAGCGTATTTCTTTACGAAAGAGAAAATTACGCTATGGGGTGCATCAGGAACTATATTGATTATTTTAGGAATATTAATGATTGCATATAACGATCAAAGTTATAAACCCGAAGGATTTTTAAATTTTTTATAGAATTTTATATTATTTTTTGTAAAAATGATATAAAGAAATTATGGAAAGTATATTATTGAGATTGTAAAATCTTAGTCGAAAGCGTTCTTAGTTCAGTGGTAGAATGAAACCCTTCCAAGGTTTAGGCCCGGGTTCGATTCCCGAAGGACGCAGCCTCCCTTACTCTAATCCTCCCTTACTCTAATAAATAATCGTAGCGTTCTTGGTTCAGTGGTAGAATGAAACCTTGCCAAGGTTTAGACCCGGGTTCGATTCCCGAAGAACGCAAAATTGAATAAATTAAAAATAAATAATATTATTGTATAATTATCTACAATAATGTTATGTTTATCATCTGTTGTAAAAGGGGGATTGTTAGAATCCAAAGTGTCACTAATAACTGTTACACAATTTGCCAGGTTTGAATGCTTGCAAACATTGTACGATTTAATCCAATTGCAAACTTACAATCACATAATGGAATGGGTCATTGTAGAAGGGAGTAGCAATCCTAAAGATGGTCTTAAAAACAAAATAAATGTCCAAACTTTAATTAATTATCATTATAATAAGAATAATGATAATAAAATAGCAAGAAAATTCGAAATTGTTTATATCAATTATAGTGGTCAAAAATTAAGTGATTTGCGCAATCTAGGTAATGAGGCGTGCAAAGGAGATATTATTGTTTGTATGGATGATGACGATTATTATCCCCCGGAACGAGTGCAGCACGCTGTAGAGTCGCTGGAAAATTCGCCCTGTTTAATTGCGGGTTGTTCCGATATATATATGTACGAATATTTCTTGGAAAGACTGTATAAATGCAAAGGATTTCATCAGTATCATTCGACAAATAATGTAATGGCGTTTAAACGCGAATATTTACAAAAATATCGACACGCACCAGGGCTCTCTATTGCCGAAGAGAGTAGTTTTACGAATCATTTTACAGTACCGATGGTGCAATTAAAAGCAAAAAAATGTGTGATTGTCTCTAGTCATAATTTCAATACGTTTAGTAAACGTGAAATGTGTATCAGTAGTTCACTCGGAACCCATCCTATTTTGGATGAGGAGAAGGGGTTTTCGGATTATAGAGATATAACACAGTATATACCTGCCAAAATATTCAATAGAATGCGCAATAATTTCCAAAATATCGTGTATTCTTCAGAAACATTGGATGAGGAGTATAATTCAGTGTAATAATTGTTTCCAGGTCCCAAAGCTCTTATGATGCCCGTAATCTCCAAAACAATCCTTCCGATATTTACCCTCTGGTTCTAGCAAAATCACATCATTACCCGTATAACTATGATATGCCTTAGTTACCAGTTCAGGTCCTGTCGTAAAATAGACATATACGTGTTCTTTCGGATCACCGTGACCCTTTTGCGCAGCCATAATCTCGCTTTCTGTCACAATGGGATTCACAATGCAATTGATGATATGTCCTACAAATGGGTGGAATGCCGGTGCATAAAACGCATAATTACCGACCAAAATGTTACCAGTCTCCTGGTCCCGGGTTTCGACCGGAAAAATCGCTTTGGTCCGATCTAAATCGTCGAAATTTTTCACAATATCCATATCCAGATCTAAATAGAGTCCACCATATTTAAAAACGACCAAATACCGAAAAAAGTCAATGCGCTGAATCGGGTATTTGAAATTTCGAAATGTTTCGTAATAAGTAGGATAAAATGCTATTACAAATTGCTCAATATTCTGATCCGTATAAAATAGATTGGTTACATTCGGGTTCAGATCACGCATTTTCATTACTAGTTCGTGGTGCTGTGAAATCAGTTCTGTAGTTTTCCACGTTTGAAACACATTCAGTGTATAATTCGCGCTAACTTCGCTCATTACAAAAATACATAAAATGGGTTTATATATTTTTGAAAAATCTTTATTTTTGCAAGGGGAAAATGGAAGATGATTTATTATAAAATTGATTCAAAATATCTGTAAAAAACGCAATCTAACAACAAAGTAATAACATAATGTGGTATGCAAATAAGTCTATAGGAAAAGAAATTTGGTCAGAAGTCCGAAGAGTTTCGTCAACAAACTCTATAAATATTGATACTATTGCGAAACAAAGAGGATTTTGGAGACCAATGCATTATAATGATATAAAGAAAGTACATTCATTATCATTGATTCAGTGGGGATCAGAATATTATGAATCAAACGAAATAATTCAAAATAAGTTTGATTTTTACCCAAACGGATGCTATATTTATGAAAAAGATTTTAAAGTGCAGGGCTATGTAATATCATATCCTTGGTCAAAAAATATAATTCCTTCACTAAATGAATATCTCGATGAAAAAACCGAAAAAAATTCATATTATATTGATGATATCGTATTGATCCCTGATGTGAGAGGAACCCATTTAGCCGACGAAATCATCCAACTTATTACAGAAAATAAACCATCGGTATGCTTGATAGCTGTACCATTTAGTACGCAACATTATTGGGAAAAAATCGGATTTAAAAAAACAGGTATTCCGTGTGATTATGGTGTTCATATGGAAAAAAATAAACTGATATAATAATATATGTTTATAGTACCAAATGTTACAATATTAATATTTTGGGCAAGTAAAGGAACCTATTTTTACAATTATGGTGTAGATAAAATGGTTAATTTATGGAATTCACATTTGACATCTAAATATCACAACGATTCGACGTGGCCATTTCGTGCAAATATTGAATTAGTAGATTATAAAAGTAATATCACCTATATGAACCATTTTTTACATAATCGTCTTTCAACAAACACACCTACAAAAGTATCCATTATTATTGCACCAGAAGGTCAGGTAGGATATAATAATGCATACTTGGCATCTAAATTTGATATTCCGTATATAATGCCAACTACGAATCCAGATCCTATAAATTATAAACTTGATCCACGGTTGAATACATCATTTTTTATTAAATCTCCAGCAATGTACACATTTCGCGCAATAATTGACAAATATATTGAAGTAGGAGTAAAAACTATAGCGACTGTATCATATAATGACGATTTTGACAATGGTTATAATCATTGGTCGTGTTATGGTGCAGTCAAATACTTAGCAGTCCCTAGAGGAATTAATCATATAGCATTTTTTAATTTATACAGTAATAGTACAAAATCCGATGTAATAAATATAGCATTACAGTTACAAAATATAAATCCTGATGCAATATTATGGTGCGATTGGCAAAGTTGTTCATTTACAGATGCCAATAGTGCAAATCGGTTTTCTCTCAAAGTATTAAATGAAATAAATTATTTACCGAAAACGTTAAATTTATTAGATTGTTTTAATACAGAGGTCACTGAAAAATATATAAATGAAGGATTATTAGATTATATTACAGAAACAACCTATTCACATCCGAATTTAAAAGGATTAGAATATATAGAAGATCAAAATCCCTATTCTAATTTATTTCGTTCTTCAACCAAAATATCATCTGTATTTGATGATATTAATTTAGGTTCAAATATAAATAGTTTATCTAGTGTAAAATTGTTTTATAATTGGTATAAAAACATATACGGACGCGCACCTACCTATAAATCAAATGGATTTTGGGCAGCATTGGAATTAATTGAAAGTGCTATTTATCGCGCTGCCATAAAAAATAAAATAATAGACAGCAGTGAGATTACATCATTATTAATTAATTCACAAGTAACTGGTACTTATGGGGTTGTATCATTTGACGCAAATCATATAAATACTATTACATCAACTATTATGGTTCAACTGTATCCAGGTAACAATGAACCATCTATTATATCACCCTCAACACAATCAGAAAACAAATTTATTTATCCGATTCCCACTTGGAATGACCGTGTTTACGTATGGAGTTTATATAAAAATAATGAAATAACAAATGCTATTATTTTTGCGTTTATATGTTCATTTTTGTTAATTTCTATAATAATAACTATTACAATTCATCGAGAGGAAAATGACATACGTATGTTACGTCATTCGCATATGGTAGCTATTTGTTTTTCCAGTATAATTGCTATTTGGTCACTCGTTTTTTTATGGCAAAACGATATGAATATGGTTCAATGTAATACTTATTTATGGGGTGTTTATTTACCCACTAGTTTTGTAATTCAAATGGTAAATTTGAAAGCGTACAGATTATCTATATTTTTAAATACAAAAGATACAGTAAGATTGCACAAGCTTACTCATAATAGAATGTTTTTATTATCGTTAGGTTGGACATCATTAACTTTATTTTATTTAATCATTTTCAATATAATAGACCCACCCACATTAGTGAAAATAATTACGGATCCATATAGACCAGTTTATGATAAATATAATTGTGTAGTTGGTAACACAACCTCTATACTAACCTATTTATTAGTATCAAAACATATTATATTTTCTATTGGGTGTGTCATAAATATAAGAAACGGAACTGGTGAATTTCGTGATGGACTCGTAATGAAAGAATCATTTGTTATTTTATGGTCGTGCATTATTATTACATACATAATGCATTTTTTAGGAATTGGAACCAATAGAACATATATTCTTAGGGTGGGATTTATGAGTATGGGTTTAACTATGTTTTGTTTTCGTTTACTAATTAGTCGATGTTATCGACACTGGTTTCCTGATTATATAGATATTATATTTA